AGTGAGGGAAGTGTACTATTATTAAACTTTATACTGAATAATTTAATTACCCATACCCAAAAATCTTTCAATAATTTCTTGAATTTTTTCGTAATCTGTATAGGCGATTCTTAACAAAGGTATATTATGCTCTTTAGCATACTCAGTTTTTAAAGAATCTCTTTTTAAGTTATCCTCACTATACCACTAACTACTTGTATCAAAATGTTGCCTACCGTCATATTCAATTAACCCTATAAGTCTTTCATTTTTGAAAATAGCAAAATCATATCTTAAATAAGATTTATCTTTTAAATCTTTAAATTTATATTCTCTTATAAAAGGTATATCATACTAAGTTAAAATTTCTGCTATCTTAGTCTCTCCGCGAGAATTTCCAATACATCCGCAACTCTGCGTATCATGATTCATCAGAGCACTACGGGATACTGTTTTTATATTACCACAGTCACATTTACAAATCCAATATTTGTGATCATCTTCTGATCGTTTTAGAGCAGTTAATCTACCAAAACGCTATCCAGTAAGATCCCCTTGAGCTAAGCGCGTTTCAACTCCTATAGGCTAAACTATTTCTTTCATAATCTAGCCTGATATTTCTTTTTGTAGACATCCGCAAGATTTTTTAGCTCCGTTATTTAATTCTGCGGTTTTTGCATAGGTTATATTTCCACAATCACACTAGCATTTCCAAAATACGGCAGTCCCAGTATGCGTTTGTTTCCACGAGTCTGTATATTCCTAGTCATAACCTAATACAGTTAATCTTCCAAATTTTTGTCCAGTTAAATCTTTCCTGTATAAAGTCCTAGAACATTTTGGACAAGAAGTTTTTGCTCCACTTGTCAACTAATTTGTTATAGTTATAACTTCATTTCCGCAGTCGCATTTACAAAGCCACTATGCTTTATTAGCTTTAGTGTTCTCTACTCTTTTAATAACCAACAATTTTCCAAAACGCTATCCCGTTAAATCTTTTAATGGTGCCATAAAATTCTCTCCTTTATCATATATCGTTTCAATAAATATAAAAATTATTAAAACAGATATAATCAAAAGTGACCAGTTAAATAATATTTAATTTTCTTTTTAGCTCTTCGATCTTGGCCTTATCTTCAGGAGCTAACTCAGTAGGAGTAAACTCAGTTGCTGGTGCCCCTCCTGAGCTTGATGTAGAGGGCGCATTATCTCCACCACCCGCAATCGGTGTCTTTGGCATAGTAATAGAAACCGCAAATTGAATTTTCTCTCCATTTACGCCATCTTGTGCCCACACATAGATTTTTTTATCTTGAATTCCAACAAAGTCTTCTCCAAAAGCCTTGCAAATTGTATCCATTACATTTTGACGAGCTGCATCTCCACGTTTAGCCATTATTCATCGTCCTCCTCGATTAATCTATCCTCTTGTTGCATTAGATTATGGCACTTTTTACAATATGGTCTACCATCCATCCAATAAATTTCATCTTCATCATATATTCTACGATAACAACTATCACAAGTCAAAAAGAAATCTTCATCTGCCTCTTTTTCTGAAATACAATAGTCACAAAGAAATGAATCTTCACGTTTAATATGTTCAGTTCCACAGCATGGACAGATTGGCCGCTCTCCAATTTTAATTTCAAAAGCGTGATTGAAGAACATTTCCTCAACTTCTTTACCCTTGTCTATACTTTCAGCATATTCATGAAATTTGTCATCATTTACTGATATAATCGGAGCATATGTACTAGAGATAATTAAATCAGAATAGCCAAGATAGTCACTTGTATCAATCACGTCTCTAGCATCAAAAGTGCGTCCACCCGCGTTGATCTGATTATATGTAAGCATCCCGCTACTCCATTGAGATTGGATTACTTTAAAGCCATAGTCAATCGGTTCAGTCATTTCATTTTTTATTAATGAAACTAACATACTATGGACACTAGATAATAAATCTCTAGATTCATATGGATATTGTCTATTGTAGTAGATATTTCTTTCTCCATCTGTATGGACTAACATTCTCCATTTTTTGCTATTCCATGTCATTCCTTTTGGTAAACATTTTAAATATTCTCGTTTCCCATTTGATAGATATGCTACTATTGTAGTCTTATCTACTAAATAACTCAAATTTCCACTTCTATAATCCCCGTCTAAAGATTGACATGACCACCAATTTTCATTATTCTCTGATATAGTAAGAAAATCAATAGGATGAACAGATAAATATAAATATCCTTCTATTTTATTCTCTTGAATATATCTTGATGCTATATCTTGAGCCCATCTGACAATCTCATTACTATTAAGAAACTTTTTGAAAGATTTTGAGAGCTTTGATCCTAACGGAATATTAAAAGATGGATAAGGTAACATAACTTTATTATCAAAGAATCCATCTTTATTAACGCGCAAAAATAATTCAAATTCCTCTGTTAGAATCCCGTTTTCATCAAGAGCCTGTAAGAACTCTTCAAATCTTTTATCTCTCTGTTCTTCTGTTAAGAAAATTTTAACTGGTTCTTTACTCCTTAATACCAACTCTCCACCAAAAAGGTTGATTATATCCCTTTTAGCCTCTAACCATTGAGAAATCAAATTCTCCGAGTTTAAATAAAAGGGGTAATCCTGAGAATGAACAAGTAAAGATTCAAAATCATTTTTTAATTCTCTTAAATCTATCATCTATATGCTTTATCTCCCATCTTATAGAGTCCAGTCAATAGGTTCTCCTCCCATTGAAAGCAATAAACTATTCGCTGTTGAAAATGGTTTACTACCTTTAAACGAGGGAGTTCCCTTACATGGCTTACTTACACTAAAGGGACTTGGATGGGAGGATAAAATATAGGCTTTCTTAATTAAATTCTCTCTTGCTATTCCCGGACCGTCCCATACCATAGGACTAGAATTTAAATCCTTCAATAAATTCTGAGCATTAGCTCCCCATAGCATAAAAACAATAGGCTGCGGTAACTGGGTAGCAGCCTTTAATATTGCTGTTGTAAACTTATTCCATCCCCAATTAACGCAACTATTAGCTTGATGTTCATAAACGGTTAGACTCGCATTAATGAGTAACACTCCTCGTTCAGCCCAGGGCGTTAAATCTCCTGACTGCGGGATTGGCAGCCCTAAGTCGCTATTAAGCTCGCTAAAAATATTTCTTAAAGAAGGTTGAATTGGACTTCCATCAGAAATAGAAAACGCCAAACCGTTAGCTGCGCCTTGGGTATGATATGGATCTTGCCCAACAATACAAACTTTTACATCTTCAGGACGCGTGAGATTAAGTGCTCGAAAAATTTTATCCTACTCTGGAAATAAAACTTTCCCTCTTGAACGCTCTTCCAAAGCATAATTTTCAAGTTGAACACTCAAATTTAACGCGTCTTGAGGGAGAATTTCTGACCATTTCATTTTAGAAACACTCCTTTTATTATCTTTATAATTATATTATAATATATAAAAATAATAAAATCTAATTTTACTTTTTACTAAGTTGAGCGAATTCGTTTAAACGAGAAGCAACAGAGAAATAAGTGTCGCAGTAATGACAATGATGACCTGGGATATTACATTTTTGTTTACAGTTTAAACGAGTTTTTCCAAATTCTTCCTTAAATAATAGATTATTTCTTGAAGGTAGCCCATCAATAAGAAGGTTTATATCATAACTAAAAGAACCTCTAGTATAGATACTGAATAATGTATCTTCTTTATCTTTAGATGGTTGACTAAAATCTATTACATCAATAGCAGAATAGAGACTAAGATCTTCTGGGCGAATAAAGAAGCTCGTTGGTTTTCTTTCTGCGGACAGTGAGGCATTAGGAGAAATAGTGGGTGATACCCTAATCTTTATATCTCCTTTATATTTCTCTAATAGATCCATTTGAAACCCTAGTGGTCCATCTATATAGATGTCACTAACCTCGGCTTCCCGCAATTCCTGAAAAGTTTCCCAATCAGTAACAGGGAAACGCAAATATCTATTATATCCCATATTTTTTAAGTCTTGTAATTGTAAGATATTTCCGCATTGAATTGTGTAATCCTATGCTATTGATTTTACTATATCTACTTGTTCAATTAATCTTGTTAATTCTATTTGAACTAAATCATCTGGAATTATAATATTATATCTCTTTGTTGGATTTTCTTTAATAAATTTAATAATAGTTCCTAGTTGATTATAAGGGCATCTAATCTCTCCAGCCTTTTTCTTATTGTCGGAATGATAATTTAAACTAAATATCATTGAACAACCCTCCTTTATTATATATTTATTATAGCATATAATAAATAACCCGTCAATCTTGAGAAGAAAATGCCAAATTGACATTGTGCTTTTGCTTTGTTATAATAAATATATAATAAAAGTTAAAGGAGTTTGACCTATGTTTCTGATTATTATTGCTATTGTTATTATATTATGTGTGGTATGTCACATTATGAATTTCCCAGGAGGGCCCTCTGGCTTTGCAATTTGTACTAAAATGTGGATAAAAAGAAAGGTAGCTACTCTTCGTAGCTACCTTTCTAAAGGTTTTAATTAGCCAATTCTGCGGTAAGCAGAAAGCTTCTTGCTCTTTCCACCCTCGCTAGAGGCAGGAACACTCACAGTCTCCTTCACAACACGGTTAACCTCAGGAGAAGCGAGCTGAGTCAGACGTGCAGTTACCATCTGAGCAGAAATGTCCTCGTCGTTCAGAGCCTTTACAATGTCACTAATGGTCATAGGCTCATCGGTAAGGACATCATAAATCTTCTCGCGAAGAGCATCTCCCTCGACCTTCTTAGCAGCAGCTCTCTTAGCGGCAGCAGCGGCCTTATTATCAAGGAGCTCAACCTCATGCTCAATGAACTCGCGCAGACTATCATAGGTAATCTCTGTGGACTCGAGAACGAGACCCTCGCCTTCAGCGGCGGACAGAATGCTCAAAATAGCATTATAATTGGCTTTCTTAGTGGGCTTCTTTACAGTGTTAGACATAAATTAATCAATTCCTCTCTTGTTTTATTGTATTTATATTATATGATATTTTTTGAGTAGAGTCAAGAAAATTTCTTGGACTATGAGACACAATGAATTGCATACCATGCAAATTCTCGTGTAACGCCGAGTTCACGGAGAATATTTTCCACTTTATCCATTTCGGGAATGATTTCAGGAAGCGCAATCTTTCTAGCTGTACCTTCCTCAATAGCGCCGCCTATTTCAACACCGATGACAATATCGCTAGCATCAGTATAACAGTCGGCTATGTGAATAAAATTACAATTTGTATCCCGAAATTCATCATCCTTTTGATTAAGAATGTTAATTTCATTCTTATCAAGAAGAACTCCGTAGACTATTTCGGTGCGATAATCAACGCTCACTACAAGAAATCTCCTTTCTCACTTTCTATAATTATTATAACTTATTTTTTTGTTTTTTGCAAACCGATTTCTTGAACTGATGTGGTAATTAGATTGCCAATTCTCTGATTATAGTAAGAATACAGTTGACCAACCAACAAACTGCTGTGACACTGTTTAATACTTTAACAGTCTTTCCGTCGGCTAAAGCAGCCAAAACGAAGAACGATGCAGACATAAGAGCGTAAAGAACAATCAATAGGATACTCATTTCATTTTCACCCACTCTTTCGCTCTTGCTTTTTTATCCAATAGGGTAGACAGATCCGCAGGCTTCTTCATATGACGGTCATCTCCATCGCGGAATTCGTCCCATCCGAGCAAGAGATACTTCAGATGATCAGGTGCATCATCAGGGAAAGTATCAGTCGAAGCGATATACCAACCAATCCCTACGGCATATCGAGCTACGGATTCCCGCAACCAATCTTCATCCGCAGCTTTATTACCACGAATTACAAGGATAGGGCCATTATCAAAGCCTCTTGCGTGCTTCAATCCGTCATATCCTTTATCAGTATCTACGATTTTCTTACCATATGCTTTGGCGAATTCAGCTTCAGAATACCAACGAACATCTCGATGATTTTTGGTATTGGGGTGTTCTACAGTCACATAATACTTACCATTTTTAATGAAAGGCTCTTCACTGATACGCTTATAGGATTGAAAACTAGGAGCAACAGGCATAATTTAAACCTCCTTAATCACTTTCTATAATTATTATATCATTATTTTTTAATTTTTGCAAAAGAAAAAGAGCTTCCTTAAGGAAGCTCTTTGTCAATTAATGAAGTTTTAAAGTAGCCGAAATCATCTATATAAATATCATCGTCAAAGTCATTCATGCAATAGACATACCCCATCCCTAAACAAAAGAGATAAGAGTGGTATGCAGCACTCTCCCAGAAGGAAAGAACCATCTCTTGCGCATCCGATTCTGACGAAACTGCGCACTTATATTCAGGCGTATCTTCATACTCCGGCCAAGAATAGACTACAAAAATATCTTTCATTACTCTTCCTCCTTGATTTTATAATCATAATCAAGCTTTTTGAGAAATTCGCCAAAATCGTATCCAGAAATAAGACGACCAAATCTTGCGATGAACTGAGTCTGTGCGAACAGAATAGCAAGTCGATATGCCTCATCCGCGATCATATACTCAGGAGTTCCCTTATCAATAGCAAAATGGCTCTCGAAAGTTGCATCCTCGATAGAACAAGTAATAATAGCAGTCATTGGCAATCCTCTTCCTTTCTTATTCTTTATGTATATATTATATTATAAAATATATAAAAAATCAAAAGAAGAAAGAGGATGGCTTTCTGCCATCCTCTTTAAATTACTTATTTTGAGTGTTGAGATTGAAATTAAACATATTGCCAAAGGGATTGGAGTTGCCGGACAGCATAGAAATCATCATCAGCTTGCTCATATCCATGTTGCCGAAGGTAGAGTCTTCATCCTCATTGAATACCATGCTAGCCATGATAATAGGCATAATATTACCAAAGGGCTGCTCCTCGGTGGGAGTAGAAGAACCAAAATTGAGGAAAGATACGATCTTGGTGATGAAATTAAAGCCGAACATATTGGTAATGGGAATGACGGTCTTTACCTCAGAATTGATAATATCTACAACTCCGATATTAGAATCGGTAATTTCAGTCACATACATAGGCTTCTTCTGATGGATAATCAGATCGCCCACGGAAACGTCTTTAATGGTGGCAGGAATCTTGTAAATCATGCCCTTAAAATCAAAAGTAAAGCCAGTTACTTCAACAGTCTGCGCGGTTGCGGGATTGTAGGTCAGCCAACGGTAATCTGCGGTGAGGACAGCAAGGCCGTAAGGAGAAATAGCCACGCCTTCATTGATGGGGCCGAAATCAAAATTCATATTAAGCGCAGTTTTCTTCTTCGCAGGCATGGGATAAGTGGAATTGGTATCAGTCATCTTAATCAACCTTTCTTTCATAACATTTACAAAACCGTAGGTAACAGGGATCTCGTAGTGGAGGGAATCGCTAGTCAAACATAGGTGGATTTCTCCGTTTTTGAGCTTAGTTTCAACTTCAAAAATTAAATCTGAAGAAGCAAGTTTCTTTAGAAGTCTCCACGATTCATATGGAATTTTATAATATCCAGACTTAGAATTAACTCTTTCAGTATATTTATTTAAGATAGAGTCAATAAGAGCAGAGGGGAGAAGATACATAATTACACCTTCAATCTCTTGTTAAGCTCGGCAATCAATTCCTCATTGGTGAAATCACTAAGAGACTTGTTAAAATACTGGTTTTTGTCGAGGATGAAAGCCGGCGCGAGCCCGGAGCTGTAGCCGTAGTTGTAGAAGTCCGCAGACCCATCGTAGTAGACATAGCAAACGGAGACCGAGGCCCAATTATCCTTTTCGGGACTTCCCCAAGGGGTAACCAACCAGAACGAATTCTTGATATGAGGAGTCAGAATATGATTGTACTTTCGGTATTCATCGAAAGTAAGGGGCGCGACAGTAGTATTTAGTGTGCCGTACCCTTTATATCCATCCATTGCGGTGAGATCGACATCACGGGCGATAGCCTTGATACCGGTATTTTTAAACCAAGACTCAATGGTCTTCCGCGAACCACTCTCTTTATAGTTATTGGAGTCTCCAAAAACAGAATAAATTTCTACCTCAAGGGCAATCACGAAGGGATTACCATTAATTTCGTCAAGAACGAGGCACTTTACTCCATTTACAGTAATAGTTTCACCAATCATGTTATTTCTTCCTTTCTTAATTAGCAAATTCTTCAACCATGCGGGACAACATTTCAACTTCATCATCAGTTATATTTTCTAGGAAAATTCCATATTTGCGGCAGATCTTAGCTTGTAGGTCAAAGTCATCTTGCGCTTCTGGGGTTTTAGCAAGTTCTCTTGCCGCTAACTCGAAGGAGCCTGTATAGATAAGAAATGACATATTTATTTCCTCTTCTCTATAGAGTCGAATTCGTGAATTAGAATGGCTCCATCAGAGATCTTTTCTGCGCAAGTAATGTGTTTGATTTCATATTTACTTTCATCGGGGCAATAAATAATATGCCCACTTTTCAGCAAAGAAAGAAAGTCACTTTGATAATAGATATTGCCTCCGTGCTCGTTGCAAACTTTGAGACAAATTTTATATCCTTTATCAACAGAGTAAAGTTCATCCACATCATTATTTACTTCGCATAGCCGCCAAGTCGGATCTCCATTATTTATACTAATTCCGAGAACCGGGATAGGACTATAAGTTTCTTGGATAGCAAAGAATTTAGCTCTTTTGAGCTGATCAGTGTCAGAAAAATCGAGGAACTC